GGCACGACGAGCACAGCGTTTGACCGTTTGAAACGTCGTATCGCTCACCACCAAATGCAATTGGCGTGATGTGGTCAGCATGCGCCTCGAGCCGGTCGCCGCACACTCGGCCGCAGGCCCGGCACCTCCAGGCGTCCCGAGTCAGCACGGCCTGCCGCCATTGCTTGTGGGCCTTGCTGCAGTATCCCCTCTCGGATGCGGATGGTCGGTCACGCCGGGGCGTGCGTTGTCGCAGCGGGATATGGGGGGGGAGTCTCTGCGGCATACAGGGGGGGCTATGACTTGAGGGCCACCACTGCACTGACGCCCGTGCTGTTGGTATCGCCGCTCACGATCTTGGCGAACGGCAACGCAAACGTGGCATCAGGCAGGGCATAGATGGTGCCCACTGAGGTAGAGGGGGCCAATGTGATGTCAGCAGCTGAGCCGTCCGCACCATACACACGGCGGAAGGTAGCCGCCGCATCGTCGCTGCCGTAGACCTGCAGCGTGCTGGCTTCGGTGCTGAGGGTGCCAATCGAGATGACGCCGCCTGCCATGTCATCCATACGGATGGTCTCGCAGGACGAGAGGGCGGTAGCCAGCGTGACGTTCACGCTGCGAAGGCGACGCTTGATCTTGATCTCTGACATGTCTGCTCCTTGTGGCGCGGGTCTGGCCCGTCTCGTGGCCTGCTCCCAGGCTACGCCTCGGCAGGCTCATCCTTGCAGTCCTGCCGCTCATAAAGCGGCACCACCTCGCCGTCGTGTGCGGTCTTCCACAACTCGACCCGCTCGGGATCGTCGAGGATGAACCTCGTGCTGCCGTCGGGGTTCCGAAACAACCAGGCCACGGGTTCCTCGCTCACCATTCCGCCTCCAGCATCACAGATGGGTGGTCGTCCAGGGCGGTGCACCGCCGGATAGCCTCCTGATGCCAAGCCACGCTCGGCCCGACCCCGGCCTTCAGCCAGCAGCCGATGAGCACGGGCTGCGGCAACGGCAGCCAGACGGGCTGACCGGAGTCGCCGCCGACAACGTACCGGGCCTCGGCAGTGTAGTCCGCTCCCAGTTCGACCACCGCTGTCTCATGCAGGCTCCCGCCAGCCTTTGTTCCCAGAGCACGCAACCGCCGCCGCAACCGTTCGCCCAGGGCGTCGGTCGGCAGGTGCCGCGACCAATCCCAGGGCAGATACCTCGCCGGCTCCACTGAGTCGGGCACCGCCTGATCGAACGTGTAGATGGCGATGTCGCACTGGTTGTCGCCGGCCTTCTGCAACCTCGCCACGCGCCGCTCGCCCCAGCGGTAGCGGATCGTCGCCCCGACCTGATGCTGGTGGTGCCACGCGCCGAGAGCGTGCCACGGCGTAATGACGCATCCACCGTACTCGCCGAGGGCCACGCAATCTGGGATCGTCGCCGCCGCTGACTCGCAGCGGTCGTAGACCGTTCGCATCCGCTCCTCTAGGGCGGTAGTCCTGGCCTGGAGGCTGCGGATCTCGCCAAGGACGCGGTGGAGGAGTTCGCTCATGTCGCTCTACAGAACCTGTCGCTTTCTGTGATCTTCTGTTGACTCTTTATGTACGGTCACGCATTGACTCTGCCAAAACAATCGCCGCAGCCGCTGGGCCACCAAGCGTTGTGCCGGAACCAAAACGGCCATCAAGGACGCCGATGCAGTTGAGCGAGTCGCACCAGACGTAAACGGTTGCGGTCAAGATCACGCTCATCGCGTCCGCTCCAGCAGCCCCCGCAGCGTGGCGGCGGCGGTGTGTTCGTACCATCGCTCCGCAGCGTATGCAGCCCACTCAATCGCCTCCCGCTCCGCGTCGGTCAGGGTGAGGTTGTCTCCTATGCGAGACAGCCGCTCACACAACTCTGCGCCGATGTTTCGTTGTGCCTTGCTCATATCGTTACCGATCCTCTGCCTGGACGACCAATCGGCAGAGGTTTCATAACGGCTGAAACTTCCGCCTCTAGAGTCACTCGTCATCGTCCGGCAGCAGATAGTCGTTCACCGCAGGGTCATTGTCATCCGACACCCGGATGCCGTGCGGCTTGTGTTCGCTCATCCACCTCCAAAACTCGCCAGGATCGCTGACGAGGGACGGGTCTACCCAGACGCCGCCAGCCCTGGAGTTGAAGAACACGCGGGCCGAGCGGCACTGGTCGCAAACGAGATAGTGGTCAAGAGCCATGCCCGCCATCCTACCGACCTGGGCCAGCTAGTCTACGCCTGTTCTGTCCGTTCATTGTGCGTCTACGGTCACTCGGCAGGCAGCAACGCGAGAGCATCCGCCAGCGGCATCACCGCGATCTCGTCGAACCGGCTGGCGTCTAGGTGAGCGAACCCCGCAGAGTACATGCCGCCCGCTGAAACCTCCGTCAGAATGCTTGCGCAGTGATAGTACTGGCCTGTCGTCAAAGGCCCAGCCGGAAAAGCCGTGAACTGGGGGTTCCCATGCTCTGATTGCACCGATACCAGCCGGTCACGCAGTTCAGCAGAAAACACAAGAGCCAAATGTCGCAGTTCCTCAGTACTTTTGGGATTCTGGAACAAGTCCACCAGCGTCATGGTATGGCACTCCCTATGTCAGAGAGCAGCGTATTGACCCGCGTCCGAAGCAAGGCCATGTCTACGGCTGATCCAAGCGAATACCAAGCGATACGCCCAGGGTAGAACAAACTGGAAAGCGACAATGTGCGAAAGACATAGATGTTTCCATTGAATGGGGCCTGGCTAGTGCGAGACGACCCGGGGTCGCGGCTCAGTGTGCCGACACGCATTGCAAAGTTTGTGCTTTCGGAGCGCGACGATCCTATGAAATCAGCAATGGTGTCGGGAGCGGTAGGGGAAAGGCCGTCTGACGTTCCAGACTGATTTCGAAACAGATAACTGCCTCCGCTCGTAAATATCTCGCTCGCGCCCGAACTCGTAAACCCTGCCCCCATTAGCCAATACGTGCTTGATGCGGGAACAGCACTAACACGTAGCGACATGTGGAAGTCATCCTGGGTAAACGTGTTGCCGTTTACGTTTGTGTCCAGGTACTTTGTGTTGGCCGTCGATCCGAGAAGGCCGGTCTTGCGGTCGTAGTCAGCCGTTTCAAAAGCGTTCTGTGATGGTGCTGTGCCCTTGAGCGGCTTGATCGCTCCCGCAATAGTGCGCGCACCTGCCAATACGCAGCAATGGTCAATGTCATCCCAAGTTGCGTCTGACTTAAGACCCTTGACGAAGTTGTCGATGGCAAGAGTGACATTGCTTTCTAGTCTCTGTCCATCGGCCTCCTCTACAGAAAGAACGTAAGCAAGCGCGTCTGCGTCAGTTGGTGCATAACGTCCACTTGCGAGTGGACGAAGCAGCCTGGGTGACATTGCCATCGGGGAGCGTCCGTAGAGTGGTGATGTCCGGTCAGTTGTCGCCGGCTGGCGTTTCCTTGACGTCAACGGTCCAGACTTCTTCGTTGACGTTCCGTTGTATCGCATACAGCAAGCGCGTCTGCTCGCCGACAGCGTCGGCAATCTCCCGCTGGGTCTCGCGGACTTCCTTGAGCGTCAGGCGGTGCTCCTCCAGCAAGGGCAGCAGCAGATCCTGGCGGATGAAGAAGCCCAAGGCCACCGCCACCAAGGTTGGGAAACCGTATTTGCCGAGCAGTTCCATCATCGTGTCATGGGTCTCAGTCGTCACCGCATCGCCTCCTGCCGCCAAACCAGCATCAGAACCCGATTGGCACGACGCTCGAGCCACCACTTGAGCAAGAGCTCAATCACGGCCGACGCCAGAGCCGACAGCAGGATCGTCCACAGGAAGCCGTAGCCATCGGCTCGGATGCGTCGCCGCAGAGAGCCGGCGTTGGCCTGCATAACCTCATCAAAGTCGTCGTCGCCGCGGCATTGGCTCAGCACCTCGCAGGGCCAGTTGCGGATGGCCTGGTCGACGAGCTCGTCAATACGCTCTCGGGGCACCAGATGCTTCCGCATCGGCAGCCGAGCGTACACGTAGTCTCGGATCTCGGAGTGCGTCACAGCTTGCAACTCCCGTCATTGCAAACCTTGGCGGGCGGGTGCTTGACGACCTTCTGCACCTTCCCGGTGCCATCGCACGGCAGGCACTTGGTCTTGACGACACCGTCGCCGACGTAGCCCTTGCCCTTGCAGTTGGGGCAGACGTCGCCAGGCTTCGGGCCGGGCTCTGGCTGCGGGGCCGCTCGCATTCGCACGATGGCACGAGATGTCTCAGCGGCCAGGTCGGCCGATATGGTGGCGTCTTGGATGGGCAGGCTCACGACACAGCCTGCGATGACGACGATAAACGACAGCAAGAACCTCACAGCACGCCTCCTGTCCAATCGGGCAGCTGCTGAGCAGGCCAGCCGTAGACGCCCGAGAATGCAATGGCACGGCGGCGTTCCAGGTCGCTCCATCGCGCCCAGAATGCCCCGTGCGGGATGTCGAGTGAGGTGCCCAGCACGCGGCGGCCGCCGCGGTTCCACTGGCCCCAAGAGTTTTGGACAAGCACCAGCGGCTCCCCGTACTGAGCGTGGATCTCGGGCCGGTCATCGACGCCGAGGTACGCCATGGCATGCGCCCAGCCCTGCCGGGTGCGTTCCGAAACACCGTTCTCGTCGCGGTCGTTGCTGAACGACTCGCCACCGCATGAGGTGATGGCGTAGCCGTTGGCCAGCAGGTCGCGGACCTCGACGAACGTGTTCGCTCGGGTAGCCGTGCGGACGAGGTGCTCTTGGCCGAAGGCCTCCACCTCGGCCGGCGGTGGCGTGCGGCCCCATCGCTCAGTCATCCGGCCGCTGTACTCGGTCAGGTCAAATCCGAGCTCCGGGTAGTTCTTACGAAGCCAAAGGCCCGATTGGCTCATCACCACCTCGGCCGAGTGCTCGCAGTTCCACCCATGGCCTGAGTGACCACGCCACCAGTAAATCGGACTGACAGCCAACACCCCGTCCTCGCGGGCTTTCGTGCTGACCTGCGGTGCGCCCTCGAGCAGCCCTGTTACCTCGTCTGGCGTTCCGGCGGCGATCTCGCAGGCGAGCGTCCCCAGGCAGGCGTTTCGGGTTGAGTGAGCAACGCAATCGCCACGCTGTTGGGCCGATGCCGGCAGCGAGCCGGGGAATACCTTCTCGATGTAGTGCCAAAGCGGGCTCAGCTTGCCCTCGCCAGCCCCTGAGAGCCCGTACGTGGCACAGACGGTGCCGCCGTTGGGCGACATGCCCTGCGAGAAGACGAGCCGGTCAAAACGCTCTGAGGCGGCCGGGTCGTCGTAGGCCCCGACAAGCCCGGCGAGATACTCGGCCTGCGGATCCCACGACATGGCTACCTCCCGGCCCAGGCGATCGCCTCGGCGGCTGCCACGTAGGAGGCCCGGACGTCCGGCGTGACCGGCTTGGCGTCCATCCCGACCGCTGATGCCAGGACGGCCTCGACTGCTTCTCTGAGGCCCTCCACGGAGCCGGGACGGTGGTCCCCGAGCCGACGCCACGCGATGTCCAATGCCACGGTCGTGAACAGCCGCAGGGCCGCGGTGTCCGTGAACACCGGCTGCGTCGTCGAGCCCTCTGCCTTGGCGACGGTGGCGGCCTTAAGCCACGTGGAAGCCCAGAGGGCCTTGTCGGCCGCAGGCAGCCCCTCGAGGGCCTCGGCCACCGGTGCCACGAGCCGGCGCATCTCAGCGTCCGGCTCGGGCACCTCGACCGGCGTGACGGCCGGGACGGTTTGCAGTGTCGGCACCGGGATGACTCCCCAGGCAGCGGCGATGATTAGCCCCGCGGCTGCGAGCCGGCCGATGGCGACAATGTGCTCTTGGGCGGCGGTGTATCCCGCTTGGACAGCGTCAACCACCAGACGCCAATACGGCGCGGCCAAGATCGCCACGGCGAGCCCGACTGCTGCGGTGCGTAGGAGTGCGTCATAGCTCACCGCAGGGCCTCCACCTGCGCCACGCACCACCGCACCAGCTTTTCCCCCTCCTCAGTCCGCAGGATGTCGCCGAGCAGGGCGACGAGCTCGTCATCGGCCTTGGCGTCGGTCTTGCTGGCCACCCACTCGACAGCCTCGGCAATCAGGATGCCCTTCCTGTACGGGTCAGCCTCAGCAAGGAAAGACTGCGCGTACGTGATGAGCGGGCTCCACGTCTGCAGCAGCTTGATCGCCTGCCAAATGTTGAGCGTGGCTCCGTATCGGTTGGCCTCTTCGGGCGTCATCTCATACGACGGCATAGTCAGTCCTCCTCCTTTGAGTTTCCTTCCTCGTCCTCGTCCCTTGCAGTGCTGGGCCAGAGCACCGTGTCCTGCAGCCACTGGTAGGACTGGTCGAAGTACTCTTTGGCTTCCTCGGCAGACTCTCGAAAGTCGAGCGTGAACGGTTGCTTAAACGCTTCTTCTTCAAGCACCTTTCCGTCTTGGTCGGTCATGTAGATGTAGGCGTACTTCCTGCCGTACTCGCAGACGATCCGACGATGCACGTAGTCCTTCTCAGCTGGCATCGGTCTCCTCCGGGGCCGGGGGCTGCATGTCCCTCAGCGAGACGCGACGCACGCTCACCTGCTCGGTCTTGTAAACGGCCCGCTGCTCGCGGGTGGCCTCGCTCCAGGTCGACTGAATCCGCAGGCAAGCCGCCTCGATCTCGGTCGGCGTCGGGTCGCGGTGACGTCGGGGCTTGTGCCGTAGCCTGCGGTCGTGCCGCAGCGGCAACGCCCACACGTCACGCAGGCGAATCACCTGGTCCTTGGTGATCGTGTAGAGCTCGCACAGTTCCGAGATTGGCTTATGGTCAAGCCAATCCTGCCGGAACTGCTGCACGCTGATTGTCGCCGTCACGCCCGCCATCGTTGGGCTCCTCGTCGCCCTCATCCACCATCCACGTCATCACGCAACGCTGCGATGGGTTGAGGAAGATTGACCAGCCCTTTTTCTTTATCCTTGCATGGAACCACACGTGCTCGCAGTCCTCGCCGCTGTACTCGCTCGATAGATACGCCGCGGTTTTGTAAATCCCGAGCCCGCCGAAGGCACTGTTGACCTCGAGCGGTGGGTGACCGGGTGGCGGCAGCCAGAACGTGAACCACGGCCCGAGCCGCGGTGCCCATCCGTAGCAGCGATAGGCCCAGTTGTCGTAGTGGCACCACACTGCTTCCTTGCCAATGCGATACGCGCTGTGCCGGAAGAGCGACGTGCTCGCCATGCACCCGGCGTCCGGCAGACGCTCATGCCAGCCGATGCCGTTCATGACGCCGTGCGTGCTCCACCCGCCCCAGGCATCGAGGTCGACAACGATGACGTAGTCGCAGTCCCCGCAGTGCTTCTCGACGAGCTCGCGGCATCGGTTGCGGTAGCCGGCCATCGCCTCGGTACGGGCTTGCTCAAAGCCGTGCAGGTGCGGCTTGCCGTTGTCGCTCATCTCGACGATGACATGGTCACGCTGCCGGTAGGACCACTCGCTCAATAGCTCTTTCGTGCCGTCCGTGCTGTCGTTCTCGAGCACGATGGCCGACCAGTCCGCAAAGTGCCAGGCCGTCTGCTCGATACGCTCGATACTCAACGGCAGCACCCCGGCGATGTCGCGGGCCAGGCCAACAAAACACGCTTTACGCTTGGCGGCCAGCAACGCCCCCTCGCAGGTGACGTCGGCGTACAGGGCCGCAAACTCGGGATCGACCGGCAGCGCGTTGTCGGGCAGCCGGTCAGGCGTAATCGTGATATTCATGGCTCGACGAAAATCCACTCGTGGCCCTCGGCGGCATCCGGGTGCGGGTGCTTGATGAGGTGACATGTGACGTATCCCAGCCGCTGCAGCTGCTCGCCGACGCCGCTACTGACACCGTGCGACTCGATGAGCCACCGGCACCGTGAGAAGCATGGCAGCGTCGCGCCGGCCAGGGCCTCCACCTCGGCACCCTCGATGTCTACCTTGATGAAGTCGGGCGGGCCGTACTCGCTGGCCAAGTCGTCGAACGTCACCGTCTCCACCGTCACCTTCTCGACGACCTCGACCTTGGCCTTGCCGTCGCCGATGCCGTGCTCAGGCAGCAGCGACGTCTGCAGGGCACTCGTCCGGCGGTAGAGCGTCTCCTCGCCGGTCTCGCTCCAGACGGCACGCCGGTCGTACTCAACGCCGGCCGGCGGCTGGCATCGCTCGTCGGGCTCAAGGGACACCACAGACTCAAACATGCCCTTGAGCATGACCGTCCACTCGCCGGCATTCGCGCCGACGTCCCACGCCATGCGGCGGGGGCACGCCTCGATGAGCGGCATCCACTGCTTGAGCCAGGGCTCTTGTCTCATTGGTGCTCCCATCCTGCAATCACGCCGGACAGCTTGCGCTCAATGCTCCGGTAAGCCTTTTGCTCAATAATCACCAGCTTGTACTGAGGAAAAAACTTCGCAAACCTCTTGAGCTTTCCTTTGCTTGCTGAATCCATCCAGCCTTTCACTTCATGAAACGCAACTGTTCCGTCACCTTCAACAACTTTGAAATCTGGCTTGTACGTGTACGGGCCGCGCTGAACGCCTTCAAACCGAAACGTGATAGGCTCGTATTCCCAAGCAGCAATTTCCCCGCGTTCTTCAAGCCACCTTAAATATCTTGCATAGTTTGCCTCCCACCTGCTTCTGACAAAGAATCCGAGATCATCCCGCATCCCGCGTCGGCACCGGCTGTATGCATTGCGACCGTTGTTTAATGCGTGAACGGGAGAGCCGGTTCCGTATCGCTCAATATTTGTCCCTACTTGCTGCTGTCGCCGAAGTTCTAAAAGCATTGGGCGTTTCCGCATTTCTGCCCACTGCTTGGCAGACTTTTTGCCGATCTTTTGGCGAGTTTTTTTTGAGTGCTTTAGGCCAAGAGCTCCTTTCGGGTGGCCTTTCTCAGCTATCTGCTTTTTCGAGCGTTTTGAAAGCTTTTCGAGCGAAGAAGTCAGAAGTACGCGCCGGTTTGATCTAGTCAGGCCAATGGCTCGAGCTTTACGGCATACGTTTGACTTGCAGCGGCCAAGTTCTTGTGCAAGTACTTCGAGGCGCAACGTGTCCTTTCCTCCTGCACCAGGCCTCAAGTACCACGAAACAAGCTTGGCCAACTCTTCGTCAGTCCAAGCATCGTCTCGTTTTTTCCAGCCATTTTTGCTGCACGCATTTCTCACTGCGTGATGGCTTACGCCGATCATCGCAGCAATTTGCTTGTGAGTGTGCGTGCGGTAGTGCCGCCGGATTGTTTCTAGCTGCTGCGAGTTCATAGCCATGGCCCGACTATGAGGCCGCTGTCAACTGCCGCCAGCGTCTCTTCCGGGTGGCCCGCTCGCTCTCGCCACGCCGCTCGGCGTAGTGCCGCTCCCGGCACTCTCGGGCACGCTCGCGGATCTGCTCTGGCGTCGGGTCGATTGCCGCAGAATGCACCGTCTCACGACGTGGCAGCCCTACCTTGGCCGCCACTTTGCTCAGGTACGACTGCGAGACGCCCAGTGCGATGGCAATCTCTCGCCGGCTTAGCGTCTTGTCATGCCACAAGCGGCAGAGCTTTGGCACGTCGATAGTTACTCGTGGCATCGCTCAGCCCTCCTGCGCCAGAGGCATGATGACGCCGGTATACGGCCCGCACCGCAGCAGCACCCGGCTAGCCGGGTCCGCAGCGTAGACGTCCACGTTGGGCTCCTCGTCCGGCGGCAGCGTCCGCAGGAAGTCGGCCAGATACCTTGGGTCGAGCTTCGTCGAGCTCGTCGAGCCGGCCACGACGACAGGGCACTTGACGGTGCTCTCGCCGTACTCGCTCGAGCGGCCTGAGATGACGAGCGTGTCGGCGGTCCATGCCAAGTCGACGCCCTTGGACTGCTCGCTCGTCACGATCGCCGCGGCCCGCACAGCCGGCAGCAGGTCGGCCACCTCTAGCACGCTCGGCTCACCGTCGACGTCGCCCACCACGTCACGCCACCTTGGGAATCGGCCCTCGACGATCCGGCCGGTGACGGTGACGCTCCCGGCCTCGGCGACTACCTCGGTGCCGTTGGCCATGAACTGCACGGAATCGGCACCGCTGACGCTTGCCACGATGTCCATGAGCCGCCGCGGCACCAGCACCTGCTGGTCGTCGACCGCCTGGTCGGTCTCAGTCTCAACGTACGCCAGCCGGCGGCCGTCGGTGGCCACCCAGGTCGGGTTGCCGTCGAGCACCTCGACGAGCACCGCCCCAAGAGCGTAGCGGCTGCTCTCGCTGTCGGTTGCGTAAGTCGTGGCCTTGGCTGTGCGGGCGAACTGGTCGGCCGGCAGCCGGCAGACAGCCTGCAGATTTGCAGGTTCCCACGCCGGGAACTCGGCGACGTCTTCGGTGGGCAGCGTCCACGAGCCACCACCGCAGGTCACCTTCACGCTGCCGCCGGCCGGCTTCAGCGTCACGGTGTCGCCCGAGGCGGCCCGCAGAATCGAGAGCAGCCGCTCGCCCGGCAAGAGCACCGGGTCGCAGTGCTCGGCGATGGCGACGTCGATCCTGAGCTCGAGGTCGGTGGCGGTCACAAGCCCGTCGCCGATGCGGACGTTGGCCAGCACCGGCTTTGGGCCTCGGGCCTGCCATGCCGACTTGCACTGCACGACGGCGTCGAGCAGCTCAGTTCTTTGAAGGGTCGTGGTAGTACTGGAAGCCTTCGGCTTCGTAGCGGTTGCGGTCATCGGTCGATTCCTTTCTTCGCTGACAAACACTGACGCCCACAGCAACGCCGAGGAAAAACGTCAATACGTTAAAGAGCATCCCGAGCGAGATGCAGGTGAACTCGCTCACGCTCATGCGGCACCGCCCTTCTGGCGGCCGTACAGCTGATGGAACAGCAGTGCAGCGTCGCCCTCGGCCTGGTCCAGGTCGTGAGCCAGCTGGGCGTTACGGGCGCACAAGCCTCGCACGGTATCGGCCGCCCACTCGACGAGGCATCGGGTGTGGTCGTCGAGGTGGTCGGCCCACGCGTGCATGGCCAGCATGTTGGCGAGCACGAGCGGAGCCGGGGCCGGCTCGGGTGGTTTGCGACTTATGCTCACGCGACGTCCTCCTGACTTGGTTGTGACCCGCCGGTCAAGCCGGCGGCGGAATCCACCTCCTCGATCTGACTGACCGGCTCGCCGCCGGCGGGCGCAGCACCGCCGGCCGGCAGAGCCGCAGTGGAAGACTCAGTGGTAGTAACTGGACTACCACTGAATAAGACTGAATTGCGCGCACATAGTGTGCGCAGTCTGCGCACGGGTCGTGTCCGGTCTGCGCACGGCTCGTGCGCAGTCTGCGCACCACTCGTGTCCGGACTGCGCACGGCTCGTGCGCGCGCCTGCGCACCACTCGTGTCCGGGGCGCGCACGGCTCGTGCGCGCTCGGCGATCCCGTAGAGCGTGCTCCCAGGGCCTCCCGTCTTTCCCAGAATCTCCAGAATCCCGCCGTCAACAAGCTGGGAAATGCCCCTCCTGACGGTGGTGGGATGCACTCCGAGCAGCCCGGCCACGCGCCGCATGGAAAACCTGACCTCGCAGGTCGTCCAATCGGCCGCATAGAAGACGTACAGGGCCACCAGGCGGCCCTCGCTCCTCAGGCCGGCTAGCGAACCATCCTTGAGCATCGCCCGCCAGCGGCGTCGCAGGCGGCCTCTGTCGGGCTTGTCTGCCATCAGAGGGCCTCCCATCGCTCGCCGGTTGTGTTCGACGAGAACTCAGGAAACGCTGGTATCTCAGTGGCATCCTCAAAGAACTGATACTTTCCGTGGAAGTAGAACTCGACGTCTGCCATCTGCCCCTGTCGCAGTTTCTTGCACCGCCACTCGACTTTGATCTCGCCGTCCTGGCCGACCTCGCCGGCCCGGTGGCCGAAGAGAAAGTTGTCGACATCGAAGTCGATCTGATTAGAGCCCTTGCCGATGTTTCCGATCTCGGTGTTGGCATCGCAGCCCTTGGCGATGTTGGTCACCAGCAGCGTGGCCATGTTCCTCGAGGTCGTCATCTCTCGGAGCTTGAGAAGAACGTCGTTGATCTCGCCTGTCTTGTCCTGGAAGTGTCGGCTCGACCTGACCAGCTGGAGGTAGTCCACGACCAATAGGACAGGGTTGTCCTTGATGAGGGCTCGCTCAATACGGTCGATCATCAGCGGGGCCTCGATCATCTTGAGCCGGGTGCCGATCACCTGGCCCAACTCAGTGGCCACCTGCTCAGACGGCTCACGCTTGTGGATGACGTCTTGCAGCGTGAGCTCGTGAGTAGCCCCGCCGAAGTTGGTGATTGCCCGGGCCGCCAGGGCCGCCCTGGTCATCTCGCCCAGGCACCAAGCCGCCACCATGTCGGGATTGTGGGCCAGGCACTGAAGCACCAGCTGCAGGGCGAGAGCCGACTTGCCGACGCCGGGGGCCGCGGCGAGGGCCGTCATCTGCCCAAGCGGAAGGCCACCATCAAACAGTTTGTCGAGGGCCGGCAGTCCGGTCGGGATCGCAGGCGTCTCTTCCTGCTGCCGCCACGCCTCGATGGCGTCGAGGAGGGTTGGAGTCGGCAGCTCGTCCTCGGCGTCGGCCACGACCTGGGCTTCCTCGGCCGCCCCCAGCACCGGCAGCCTCGTCCGCTTCCAAGCGTTGGCGATCTGCCGCGGGCAGTCATCAAGGTCGTCCTGCCGGAGGCCCACGCGGCGCATCCGCTGCATGACGAGCTCGGTCGCCTCAGCAACTCCCCACCCCCGGGCCGCCAAGTCGCAGGCCACGGTGAACATGGTCTGCCGGCGGCCAGCCGTCAGCGTGAATCCCTCGTCAAGAAACCGGCGGGTCAAGTCGCTCATGCTCTTGGGCTTGACCACGACCGACTGCACGGCCTGCCGCTCAAACGCATCCATGCGGTAGACCCGCGTGGCATCGCAGTCGTAGAGGTGGGCCAGGGGCCGCTGCTCGTGCTTCCAGTTGATAAAGCCCGGGAGCCTCATGATCCTGGGCCAGTCGCAGATCGACTGATCAGACCCGAGGGCCGCCGCCATAGCCTTCATCCGAAGGTGCCAGAGCTCGGCGTCGTCCACCGGCTCCTCAAGCCGCCACCAGCAGTGCACCCCGCCGCCGCTCTCCAGGATCGCGGTCGGCATCGGGTAGCCGGCCGCCTTCACGCGAGACAGCGCGTCCTCTACCACGACCCCGCCGTCAAAGTCGGCGAACAGGCAGCGGGCCAGGGCTACGCCTTCGGCCTGGCTGGCCCCGATGGATCGCCTAGGGTTGGCTCCGAAGTAGGCGTGCACCCGCTGGTTCTCGTCCTTGTTGACCCGCTCCAGCCAGTCAACGATGTCCGGGATCTCGGGCAGCGGTGCCCAGCGTCGGCCAGCGGCCGGCGGCAGCGGGCGGAACTCGATGATGTCCTCGGGCTCAAAGATGGCCCCGAGAAAATCAATGCACTGAGACAAGGTGTCCATTAGCGGCTACCTACTTTCCATCCGCACTTGAGGTTTGCGTTATGGCCTACTCGCCATCCAACTTTTTCGCCGTAACTTAAAAACGACAACATTGAGCTGCTGTTCAGGCTCAGTGTCAGGCGGCCGTGACGATCTTCACGTGCAACGCCGATTCTGCTTGCAGCCATTAACGATGAAACCGTTCCGCCACACTCTTCAAATCCAGGAAACAAAAAGGCCTGGTTCAAAGTAAAACGAACGCCAGAGTCAGGCAGCTGAAAAACTGCATCCATGTAGTCGCAAGCTTGGTTCAACGCATCGCCAGCGGCATGACCAGACTTCTTGATCTCTACGGCAGATACGCCGTAGTTCCAGCCGAGATCAAGCAACGGCTTTTTGGGCCACAAAATCCTGTCCGCACGGACCTTCTGATGCCCTCGACGCGAAGACCAAAAATGCCCATTTACCTCGCGTGCCACCTTAAAAAAGTGATCCACGCCAGCTAAAAGCATGTCTAAGGCTGCCTCGGAGTCTTGCTCCGTCGCATATTCGCCCACAGTTTTTAGAGACGAAATCATGATGGGCACTCCATTGCCTTGCCGCTGGTCAACCAACCCCGGCCTTTTCTCTAAACTGCACCTGGCCGCGTCCGCTGCGGACGTTGGTGTCGATCACAATCGCTGGCTTGCTGTAAGCACCTTTGCCGCGACCTGCGCCCTGCTCCCGGCCATCGGCCCCAACATCTCCAGACCGAGTGCCTGTAATTTTGGCTTTCCTGCGACTCTTCCATCGCTTTTGCTTAGCCAACTTGCCATCGAGCGTGTAGCTAGGCCGCGGTGCTTTCAGAAGAAATCCAGCATCAGGTATCACCGACTTGCCTTGGTCAAAGTTTTCAACCAGATTTCGCATCTCGGGAGACATAGTAAATCGCTCGACACGCCTAGTCCCGTCAGGGCCAGGTAACTCGACATACGCCACGCTTTTCCAGAACATGACCTTGGTGGCAGCAAACTGACGCTTGCAGGCTTGTGCAAAAACGCAGCATCCAGGGTCTTTAGTTGTTGCTGATGCAACGTCTTGCGGCTGCACAAACACTCGCAAGTCATTTGCTGCGTCCACCACCTCAATGTCGCCCCAGTGCCTCCTAATGTGCTCGTATGATTTTGTGTTGCGGCTAGCAGAAGTGCGCTTGGCAAGTTTTGTCGGCATCACATCACCTCCTATGTCTGTCTGTCAGCGTCCATGCCGCAGGCCCACGCGAGCATCAGCGGCCAACCATCCAGCACCCGCCAGCGGACTTGCACCACTGCCGCCTGGGTTATGAGCCCAGGCTCACACTATGTGCGGGTTACCAGCCACCACGGAGGAAGGTTCGGGACACCGTGGCAGCGGGCGGTAATCACTCAGAAGGGGATGTCGTCCGCCGGGCCTGAGACAGCAACCTTCTGCGGCCTCGGACGACTCTTCTTCTGCTCAGCGGCCCCGGCCGTAGCCGGCACGTACCGCTTCACGACTGCCGAGACCTTGCCGGCCTTGCTCGTGTAGTGGCTGATCTCCACGTTCACGACCTGGCCGACGAGCTCCTCGGGCTTCAGACTCAGCCGGCCTCCGACCGGCACGATAGCCAGGGCCTCGGCCAACTGCTTCGCCCGCCATCCCAGGTGCTTCGGGATGTCGTCAAAGACGAACTTGTACATGCCGTCGACGGTCGAGAGACGCAGTTTGATGCACTGCCCCTCCGGGTTTTCGTCGCTGGTCTTGTACTGGTTCGGCCCCTCCTCGCAGTGCTTGATCGTCATCCGGTGCTGGCCGGCGGGCACGATCTCCCGCTCGACCATCGGCGGCTGACTCATCTCGTCTTCGATCACGAAGTCCATCTCGTTCCTGTCCTTTCTGTTTAGGAGACTGCTCCGACTTCCGTTCCGATCTCTTCCACCCTGGCCAGGATGTCCTTGACCAGTTGGTCTGCTGTGGCTTGGTGGAACTTGCCCTCGCGGACACGCTCCGAGACCAATCGCCTGAGTTGATCCAGCCGCTCAACTGAGTCGGCCTCGATCACCGCCGCCTTGGCCTTCTCGACGAGCTCGGCGTCTTCGGCCGGCGGCGGCGCGTCCGACAGCCACGCTGCGAGGGCCTTGCCAAACTCCTCGTCTGGCTTGTCGATGGTGCGATCCTGAAACCGGCCCGAGCGATCTTTGATCACATGAACGATGTGCTCAGGGCTAATCTCAAATAAGACGTCGAACTCATACTCGATGCCCTTGCCCTGCTCTGGGGCCAGCCCGACGCGAACGGGCCTGCTCTTGCCGGAGGAGTCGCTCGAGGTCTGCCACTCAGTCTTTGACCGCATCGTGGCAATCACGTGGCCGGGAAAGTCGAGAATCGCGTCGACCAACCGCCGCTGCTTGGGTGTGCCCTCGCTCCAGGCACTCCACGTGTTGCCACGGAACTTGGCATTGGCAAGCCGGTCAATCTCGGCCAACAGTTCGGCCCAGGCGTGCGACAGGCTGTCAATGACCAAGACGTCGTACTCGCCGGCCGCTTTGATCGTCTCGACGTACGAGTCGATGGTCTTGTCGGCAGGTTCGGCCACGTCAAAGTCAAACAGGTCGGCATACTTGGCCGCACTGCCACGCTCGGTGTCGATCACCGCGATCCGGCCGCCAAGGCCGGTGGCGATTCGCAGGCTTGAGAAGGTCTTGCCTGCTCCACTGGGTCCAAATATTGCAGCCCTCAGTTTGGCCTGAGACTTGGTTGCCTTCTGAAACACGCTCATGATTCATGCCTTTCTGTCGTTGCTGTGAAAAGCCGCTCCCCCGTCCCTGGGTCGGCGGCACCGTTCCGTCCTTGGCATCCCGGCTCCGCCGGGCCTCCTGTCAAAATCCCTCGCCATATCGAGCCTCTAACGCGTTGTCGTACTGGTCCTCGCAAGCCTCGGCCCTCGCCCGTCCTGCAAGCCCAAGAGTGGCTGGCGTCCGCAGCTCGGCCGGGATTGCGCACGGCTCAAGCGGCACGACGTCAGCGTCGTACTTGCGGTCGTACGCGTCAGCGGCCTGGTCCTGCATGCGACGCACGCGGGCCTGCTCGATCTCGTACTCGCTAAGCTTCGGGCGACTCATGACGCCACCTCCGACGTCGCGGCGTCGAGCAGCTGCTTGGCCTGCTCAAGCATCCTGGTGCCCATGTTTGCCACCTCTGATGCCTTGCTGGCCCGAGCCTGGGCAATGGTGTCAAACCACTCGTCACTGCGACGGTGCCGTACGTCGCCGATCTCCACCCATTCGCCACACGGCGAGACCGTGCCCTCGTGGCACCAGACGCGCGCTCCTTGGTGGTCGACATACATCCACGCGCGGTACGCCTTTTTCGTCTTGATTGTGTTCGGTGTTTCCCCCATCGCTCAGCCCTCGACCCGCTCGCCGGTCCACCAAAGCTCTCGCGGGTAGTAGGCCAGCGTCTCGCCCTCAATCTCGACCAGGCAGTACGTGCCGTTGCTGGCCCGCACGATCCCTTTGGCCCGGTCGCCCTTGAAGGGCCGCTCGCCGATCACGACGTCACCCGGGCTCGGGCTCCAGCCGTACGTTTCAGACATCCCTGCCACCGCCGCGGCAGCCTCTCTCGTGTGCGCGTCCATTGCGTTGTTCTCCGATGGGCTATTCGCAGCAGCCGGCTGCGATGAGTCTCATGACCAAAACCACAAACTGAACCCAAAACTCGACGTTCATCCTTCGTCCTCCTTGACGATGGTGGCAGGAGCGTAAATCCCCGATGGGAGATTCGTCAACCCCTGTTTTTTCGGAATAGCAAACCGCAGACTTTAGGCCGATTTGCGGCCTGTCGGACGCCGGCCGCAGAGTTTGCCGGCCTTGCGGAGCTCGCCCTTCTCTCGAGCCAGCCGCTCGATCTCGTCGGCGTCGACCAAGAGCACCCGCTCAGACACCTTTTCGGACCAGATTTCGCCTCTGTCGGCCATGGTCCGAATGTGCCGCTGGCTGCAGCCGTAGAGCTCGGCAGCCTCGGCGGTGCCGCAGAGATTCCGTTTCGGGGGCAGTTGGACGGCCAACGTCATGGCCCTCTTTTAGCGTCTGCCGGCCATCCTGGCTAGCAGTTATTTGCCCCGGCCGCCCCTGGTCCCGTAGGGTTCAGATAGGCGGCCGAGGCTAGGTTCCAATGGCGGGGACACCATCTGAGGCATTAGCCCCCAAAATGGTGTCATGACTGAAACAACCTGACTTACCGGACGCTAAATGACGTAAAAGGACGTAATACGCCTGATTCGCACGGACGCGTGACCTATCTTCTGGAGGTGACGCGATGACACTGCGAGAGTTTTTCAAGACGACCTACAGGCCGCTGCGGCTGCGAGGCCGCAGCCCGAAGACCAGCACGCTCTACGAAGCGACATTCCGAGCGTTTGACCGCTGGCTCGTTGCCGAGGGCATCGCCGACGAGTGCCGGATCGACCACCTCGACGAGCTCGTCCTGGCACGCTACCTTGAGCACCGGGCATCGACACGCAGCCCGTACACTGCCGAGCGCGAGCGGTGTGCTCTGATGGCGATCGCTCGGCTGGCCTGGGAGCGGCGTGTACCGGGCCTAGAGCGGATGCCGTCCTGCCCGCCGGGCCGGCTGCCGGACCGCGTGCCGACGGCCTGGACCGCCGAAGAGATGCAGCGGCTGTTCGCCGAAGCCGGCCGGGCGCAGCGATACGTCGGCACGATCCACGCCAGCGAGTGGTTCCCGGCCTCCATCCAGCTGGCATTCGAGACCGGCGAGCGCATCGGCGCCTTGATGTCCACGCCCGTCCGGTCGTACCAGCGGCCGACGTTGCTCGTCGATGCCGAGATCCGCAAGGGCGGCCGCCGGGGCCGGGTGTACCAGTTGTCTGAGCCGCTCTGCGACAGGCTGGACCGGCTTAAGGCCCACGGGTACGAGATGGTGCTTCCGTGGCCCGGCAACAAGTCGGCCGTCTACCGCAGGCTCAAGCTCATCATGAAGAGGGCCGGGTTGGCCGGCAAACGGATGGCATGGCATCAGATACGTCGCACTGCCATCTCACAGATTGCGGCCGCTGGAGGCGATCCTGTGGCGTTTGCGGGGCATTCCAGCCCGGCAGTCACCAAGCGGTGGTATCTAGATCCCAGGATGGCAGAGCGTGGCCCTCGGCCCCATGAACTGCTGCCGCCGCTGGAGAAGCCTGAGGAGGACAAGCCAGCTGCCTGAGCCTGAGCAAGCGGGGAGGCCGCGGGGAAAGGACGAAAACCCGCAGCCTCAACCCGCCGCCCGGCCTAGTGCTGCTCTCGCAGCCGTGCCAACTCCACCATCAGCCGCCGCCGCTCCTCGAGCAGACGCATGACGTCGGCCGCCAGCGTGCCGCTGGTGCCGGTCCAGGCCCCCTGGAACCGACGGGCTCGGTGCTCGATGCGGGCGATGTCATCGGCGGTCAGGGGCTCCATCGTGCTCCTCCTGGTACAAGAGCAACGCTAGCAACGCGTAGGACGCCAGGTCTAGAAGGGTGTCCTCGACACCCTCGTGGCCGAGCCGGCCGGTGGCGTTAAAGGTGGCAAGCCGGGTCACCTTGTCGGAGAGCCGCACCATCGCGCCTTTCCAGGGTTCGATCCCGACGAACGTGGCCCCGTTGCGGATATTGGCCAGGGGATCCTTGCCGGACGGGCATCCGTAGTCGGTACTCTTGCTCTCGTGCATGGCCTTCAGCCGGTCGCAGAGGTCGTAGAACCGCTGGCTAGTCGGATGCGTCGGGCTGAACCGCTCGAGCACCTCGGCCGCACTCGGCCCCCGCTTGCCCTCACAGCAGCCGCCCTGCCACGCATCAGCGAGCACCCGTGCCGCAGCCTCCTCGGCCGGCTTGCAGCCCGCCAGCGGCCCCGGCCGGGACTCCTGCTCATTGGCCTCCTGGCGGTCGAGCCGCTCCCGCACTGCCGTCCTCATCGCCTCGTTGGCCTGCTCAAGCGTCTGGGTCATGTCTTCCTTTCTCGCAAGTCTCGGTCACAAAACAACGGGTAAGCTCGCGTCACCTCGTGCCGGCCGTGGTCCACGATTACCATCCCTTGGCATGGCCGCTCTGGTGATGCGACTCTCTCAGCGTATGGCGAGTGTCCAATCACTGAGCCGTTGGCAACGTAGCGAGCACCTCGCAGCCAGCCCCAGCAGTGGTAATGCCCGAAGATTGTCAAGTCGGCCCGTCGGCCGGCGTCCCATCGAGCGATAGCCTTGCTCGCCGGCAGTGCCAAGCCATAGACGCCCCCGGCGTATCGGATGCTGTGGCCGTGCGTAGTCCGCACCAAGAAGCCGTCGAGGTCGACGTAGCCGAGGTGGCCCTCGGCGATCTGCCACCGTACGTTTTTGTTCTGCTCCTCACGGGCCAGCGTGAAGTACATCAGCTGTTCCCATGAGTGGTCGAGCTCGGTGGCAATGCGGTTCTTCTCAGTGCTCCTGCCGTGGTTGCCGGCGTTGGTGCAGACAACCACCTCGTCGGCGGCCTGGGCGACGCGGTCAATGAGCCCGCGAAGCCGCTCAGCGATCCACCGCGTGGCGTGCATCGGCGAGAGCTGGGCTACCTCGACGCAGTCCGGGTGAATGTGGCCGGTGATCAGGTCGCCTCCAATCCACACCAGCACCCGCCGGATGTCGGCCTGGTTCCGCTCGTGCTCAAGGCACGCTAGGAACCGCTCCTCGAGCTCGGCCATGCGTTGCTCGCAGACTTGGAGGCTGTAGTCGTTCTCGCCGTTGACTGTCTCAGGCAGCACCCGCTCCTCGCAGTGCACGTCCGAGAGCATCAGGATTGCGGTGGCCTGATGCCGGGCCGCCTTCTTGGCTTTGGCCTTCTTGGCGGCCGGGCGCGGTGTTACACCCTGCAACGCGGTGAAACGGTCGGACCGCTCTCGCTCGGCGTCGATAGCCTGCAGGGCCGCCTTGTATTTGCTCCGCAGCCCGGCCAACTCGGCCCTCAGCCTGGCGAGCTCGGCGTCGGTGGCCAGCTGCTCGTCGCTCGCCACCTCGCGCGCAAGCTCGGCTAGAACGCGGTCGGTCTTTTTAGCCACGTGATTACCCCTTGCTGGCCGATGGTGATGCCGTACGTCTTGAGCTTGTCGCTGATGCGTCGGGCAGCGGTGATTTGTTTGGCACCCAAGCGGCCCGCCTTCCATGCGGCGTGAATCGCCTCGAGCAGCTCGTGGTGCTCGACGTCGACTCGCTCCCACCAGGGGCGTGCGCCGTGTGGGTTGCGGGGGATGCTGGCTGCCAACTCAGCCACGACGTCAGCCGGCGTCTGTGCCATCGCTCACCTCCAATCTGATGCGGCCGTCACCGTCCGGAGTCGGATCCGCGTCCTCCTCGATCTCGTCCCAGTCCTCGCACGGATCGTCAATCTCGCTCACGGTATCCCAAGCTCCAGAGCGTGCGTCTCACCACCTTGGCCGCCTCGGTGACGGCCGACTCGCTCACGGTTGGCCCAAGGCTCGCGTGCAGCAGTTCATGGACGATGGTCTCCAGCCGGCCGCCACCTTTGAGACGCTCGTCGATCAAAATCTTGGGCCGCGTCTCGTCCCAGTAAGTCCAGCCCCAGGCCGAGCCCTTTAGCCGGGTGAACCGCAGGAGCCACCTGCGGCCGTCAATCGTGACTTGATGGTCCTTTGCCACGGGCCTGCCTCTCGCCCGTAGTGTGGAGAACGTGTCAACTCAGCGTTCGTAGAAGAGGGCGCGGAAGGCCATATAAAAGTATCGGCCAGAAATGATGAATCGCCGGCCAACACGCCCGTAAAGAAAACGCTGCCACTTTTCGTGCATCCAGTAACACGGCAACATTAGTCGATACTGCCAGCGATAGCCCCACTGGTTCATGGCGGCCTGCCGCTTGGCGCAGCCGCAATCCTTCTTTTTGGTGACAGCTTGGACTCGCTCTTTCGTTATCCCAAAGAACCGCAAGCAAAGCTCAGTGATGTCGCCAATGGCAAGCATTTATCCGCACCCGCAAGTGTCAGCGGAGTTGGCACATCCGTCCGGCGCAGTGCCGTTGCATGTAGGCAAGTCAGTTGGGTGAGCAACAAACTTCCTCGTGCAAGGCGAGGCAAAAAAGCTGCCTAGGGCAACGGTTGAGCAGGCCGCATCATTGAAGGTTGCGCCGTCGTTTACCCTGCCGCTAGTGCGGTTGCTGCTGCTGCCACTAAACGTCGCCCCGCCGTTTACCGTGCCAAACTGATTAAAGCTTGTGTCATTGAATGCCGCGCCGTTATTGACGGTGCCACCGTTCTGACTGCTGCCGTTGAATGTGGCACCGCCATTAATAGTTAAAGTGTTTAGCGCTGAGTCGCTAAGTGTTGCTCCGCCATTAATAACACCGTTATTATTGCATGTGCCTGAAAGAGTCGCACCCCCGTTGACTGTGCCGGCGCACACTGCACTGTCATTAAAAGTCGCGCCATCGTTAACTGTTCCGGAAACGGCGTTCAAGGACGTGTCATGAAACGTTGCGCCGCCGTTGATTGTTCCGACATTACCGCTATCATCGCTAAAAACAGCTCCACCAGTTACAGTTCCATAATTTCCTCCGGAAAAGGGGGTAATAGTTGGGTTATCAAAAGTAGCCCCTCCGTTTATAGTTCCAACATTACGGGTTGCGTTGCTAAACACACATCCGCCGGAACTGTCATGGGCGGAGGACGTAGCGGTTAACTCTGACCCGGAAAGGAGATATGCAAAATCCCAAAAATAAGCCGCCTTTACCGATCGAGGGTCGTTTGTATTTATGCTTGTATAAACATGAACAACGGCGTCATCTGGGGGCAAACGGGTTGCGCGCTTGTCAAAAGAATCGGCAAACACTGAAAACGGTCCTGGAGGAGGCGTCAAAGTGGAGGGAGCAGTCGTTTTGTTACTGTACCAATTGCAAATGTTGTCCCAATCTTGTTTTTCTTGGGTCGTCGCTATGCGGCCTGGCGCGCTGGTTTGATCCGACCCATAAAAAAACCAAGTCTCTCCGCTGTCGTCGCCAGGGTTGGCAGAAAACGTCCAAGTAACGCCTCCGGCTCCACGCCACGTGCCGCTGGGCACCCAGGTTCCTTCGTTCTTGGGGTCGGTCCGCGGCTTACCGTCGGCGACTTCGCAGCCTTGTTCGCAACATGGCAAGCATCCCCAAAAGAACGCAAACGGGCACATAGCCATAGCAGCGGCAAGTGCCACGAAGATCTGCCACACTCCATCCATCACGAGCACTCCGCGGCAATCGCATACCACGCCGTGCCGTCTTTGGCGATTCCGACGTGCTTGATAACAGTCGTTGACGTCGAGCCGCTGATGTTGGCAAACACGTTGTACGCTGATACCGTGTTGGGCGTGTTTGTCACGTTGAGAAAAGTGCAGACTTTTTGGGTGTCAATGTCCCATGAACCGGTGAAAGTACACATGCGGAAGACTTTGCCACCGCCCCCAACCGTCCGCGGAGCCGGCGGCCGCCATCCCGTGTCGCGGTTGCCGGCCTCGACAGTCCGCACCACCTTGGCGATGCGCTCGGCACTTCCGGGCGTGAAGGTGACGCGGTCTGCCACGCTCAGTCTCCGATGACGAGCACCTGGACGCTGCAGGTGGCCGCGGTGGTGGTCGAGCGAATGTCGTAGCTGTTTTGGCTCCGCACGGGCACGATGGCCGCCTGACCCGGCCCGAGCTGTGCAAACGACGTCAGTGACGCCTCGGTCGTGTTGCTGGCACTGACGATGGCAGACGAGACGGTGCTATTTCCTGCGTCCTGAATGTAGAGGTAAGCGTTAGTCGCCGTTCCGAACGTCGTCGGTGCGAGAATGGTCACGGAGTTAGTGTTCGCCGTAAAGCACTCAGCCACTACGCCTGCGACATTCGATGTGCCAAACGCGGCCAGCGACACCTGCAGTTTTGGCGGCGTCTGTGATGCGTTGCCTCCTGAGCAGAAGTCGATGTCGTAGTCGCCGCTCGAGACGGCAGGGAGCTCCTTGTCGACGGTAGCACGGACGCTGTAGGAAAACTCTGCCATGTGTCACCTAGTACCAGTTGGGTGTACCAAAGAATGAGCTAAACGCCACCTCGGGATTGACGCGGCGGTCGAGGATGTCGGGCAGGCTGCCGGCGGCCTTGAGGCTGCCGTCGCTGTTGAGGGCGACGGGACTCGACGACGGAACCTCTTCGTTGTTGTCGTTCAAAACAGTAGCCTGTTTCTTGTCACTGCCGTCGAGGTAGTGGTAGCCAACGTCCGGCAGCTGCAGGTTCCACCCGGTCTGCCGAAAGGCTAGCTCAATCGTCACGGTCCAGTAGTTGATCTCGACGTCGTTGACGACCTCGCTCTGCTGTTGGCCGCCGATGCCAACGCACTTCCACTGATGGGCTGACGCACCCAGGTAGCTATCGCTGTTTACGGTGTTAGTAACCGCAATGGCGGTAGCCAACGGAAATGTAGGCCGATTGCCATTTATGGTCGCACGACACTCAGCGGAATCCGTGGTAACACCCTCGAAATAATCGAAAGCTGAATTGACCAGCGGCTTTTGCGTCGCGCCGTCGTAGTAGAACAACGCAGGCACAGCGGCCCCGCTCGTCGAGAAACTCCAGATGTCCGGCCTGGCCAACGGGTTGGGGTCTCGCTCATCGGGCTCCAGGAGCTCGTAGCGGTACGTGACCTCGGCATGGAAAGGCGTCGGCGTGCCCTCGGTGACCTGGGCCTCAGTCATCACCAGAAACGGGTATTCTGGGTGCGGAGAGCCGTGGAAGATGCCGAGGACGTTGGCAATCTCTTGGACTGTCGGCGCGGTGTTGTCGAGCGTCAGGACGAACTTGAGCTCTGCCGTTGGGGCCTCGCCGAAGCGGTGCGTAAAGCTGCGGCCGACAACCTCGCGAAATGAAATGACGGTCATCCGGCCCTCCCGGCACCGCCAAGGATCGCAACGGGCTGGGCAGCGTTGCGACGTTGCTGCTCAGTGTTGCGGTTGACGGCGTCAACAACGTCGGCGTTGGTGTCGCCCTCGGCGACAGTCTGGCCCGCGACGTTGGGTGCGTCAGGCTGGGCGTTTACGAGCGAGATGCCGTCTTGAATGCCTGCACTCAGGTCGGCGAAAAACCTCGCCGTCGTGGCACGGATTCCGCCGCTGCCGGATTCCAACTCTTCAAGACGACGACGATCTGCAGGCGACAACTCTCCGCCTAGCCGGTCGAGAGCCAAGGAGGCACCGCGTCGGTCGCGGCCGGACGATGCGTCGCGTCTTGCCTCGGCGTCGCGTCGTGCCCGCAACTGGTCGAGCTCGCGTTCATCTTCGGTCTGAAGATCAACGCCGGGAATCATGTCAATCGCTTTGCGGATATTGTCGGCAACGGAAATGATGGTATCGACGATAAATGCCAGTCCCGCCAAGAAGTTGTCCGCAAACGTCAGCAATGCCTCAGCCAAAAACTTGCCGATGTTCTCGACGCCCATGCCTTTGATAATTTCTTGAATCTTCTCAGCAAATGACGTCACGACCGGCGCAAGCGCAGACGTCACTTGGTTCACGACGTT